GGTACAATTGGTACGGGTGTTTGGAATGGTTCATCGATTAGTACAACATACACCGCAGCTAAAGTTACAAGTGTAAGTTCAGGAACTGGTATTAGTGTTGATACAACAACAGGTGCCGTTACAGTCACAAATAGTGGTGTGACATCTTTAACAGGAACAAGTAATCAAGTAACGGTTAGTGCAAGTACAGGTGGAGTTACATTAAGTTTACCACAAAGTATTGCAACAACATCAACACCAACATTTGCCGGAGTAACTGCAACTTATTTAAGAAGTGGCACCGCGACATCAAACCTTGTTAAATTTTCATCTGGCGCGAGTAGTGTAACATTTGGTAATTCATTTGGTGGAAATGCAACAGACACAAGTAGAACAGTATATTTTAGAGGTACATCAACCGCATCAGTTTGGTGGGGAGCACCAGATGCAAATGGAGATAACGTTCCACATGGTGCAATTGATAGTCTTAGCACCGGTGGTTTAACCCACTGGTATAACTCAGCGGGAACCGGTGGTGGTACTTGGACTAAAATAATGACTGTTGACAATTCGGGAGTAACAATGAACTCTGGTAATTTTATCGGTACATTAACTGGAAATGCAACAAACATTACAGCAAGTTCAAATACATCATTAACGTCATTATCGAATTTAGCAACGGTTGGTACAATTACAAGTGGTACTTGGAATGGTAGTTCAATATCAACAACATATACCGCGGCTAAAGTAACTGCGGTTAATGCGGGAACGGGTGTTGGTGTTGACACAACAACAGGTTCGGTTACCGTATCCATAGGACAATCAGTTGCAACATCGGCAGTACCTACATTTAAGGCTGCGATATTTACCAGTGATACCGATAGTCGGGTTTTAAAATTAAGAGAGTTGACCTCAACTAGTGGTAACATTATTCAATTTCAAGACTCTGCAGGAAATAACAAATGGGAAATAGTTGGTAGATCTAATACAGATACAACGCCATTTTACATTTATAAAAATGATGGAACAAATACCGGGTATATATTTTCAATTAGTGGAGGTGGTATACCAAATTTCCACACCGCATTAACTATCGGTGGAAGTACCGCTAAATCAATTTCAAACTCATCATATTCAACATCATTTAGTAGTGTATCATCAGTAACAGTTACACATAGTTTAGGAACAAAAGACGTGGCGGTATTTGTTTATGACAGTTCAGATAATATGTTCTGGCCATCATCAATTGTTACAACAAGTACAAGTGTTGTTACAATAACTTTTGCATCTTCTAGGTCAGGTAGGGTTGTAGTTGTAAGATAAAATACGTATATTATAGAATATGTTAAGAGAGAATGTAATAGTAAGTGGTTCATTAACGACTGGAGGTTCAACAGGACAATTAATTGTTCCTGCTGGTGATAGAAGTAATAGACCCGCAACACCCGATACGGGTTCATTATATTTAGAAACTTCATCAAGTGGTAGTATCATTATGGTTTATAATGGTATCAATAACATTGATGCGGGATGGGAACCAATCGGTTCACAAGATGATTCAAGAATTGCTTTCAAATATAGAACAATCATTACAACATCATATACTGCGGGTGGATACAAAGATGCTTCACCTTGGAAAACAGTACAAAGAACAATCAATTCAACCGACCAAACGGTTAGTGTTGGTGATATAATGGATTATCCATCATCATATTCTTCAGGCGGATGTAGTCAAACAATATTATTCATGTGGTCAGTTAATACAGATAACGCGTGGCACTCAGCAACAGATGTTAATAGTACATACACCACAGGTATTAATATGGTTAATGAAACAGGGTACGCTCATCAAACAAAATGGGACTTAACAAACGCAAGAGACCAACCAGGTACTTTATTCCAAGAAACATTATTTGCGTGGATATTTGGAGGGGCGGTTGCAGCAGTTGAGAAGTTTAATTTCACTAATGAAACTATGTATCTCAATTTATATAATGCATATACAAGTACCAATGTACAGAATTCATCTATTACAAGTAGTTTAGGTGCCGCAGGATTCTCAGATGAAAATTATGGATATGGATATGGTTCTGAAAGTGGAATGAAATTATTCTTTGCCACAGATACAATGAACGTTAAACAACAATGGGGTGCTAGTGGTCAACAAAAAGGTATCAGTTCCAAAGTAGGTAAAGGTTACGCCGGTAATGAAGGAACATATAATGGGGGTTATAATTTAAGAAGATGGGATTATGCGACTGAAACCAATATAGGTAACGTAGCTAAACCTTATCCAAATTGTGGAGAAGAGAATTTTACGATGGGGCAAGACCATCAGTATATGATTGGAAATTATGATGGTTTACAAAATAATGGTAGTTGGAAATTCTATTATGGAACGGATACAGGGTCATCAAGTGTGTCGGGATTAAACCCAACAACCCATGGTGGAATGTCGTCTGGTCACTGCGGATGGAGAGCATAAAAGAAAATATTTATAAGATATGATATACGAAAATATGGAAGTAAGTGGTTCTTTGAGGGCTGCACAAATTATTGCCGGACCAAAGAACACAAGAGCTAATAGACCAACGAGTCCAGCAATCGGGTCACTATTTTTAGAGACAGCGTCAAGTGGTAGTTATATGATGGTATATACCGCAATTTCAAATAACGATGACGGATGGGAAAGAATTTCATCACAACAAAGTGCGAATACAGCGTTCAAGTATCGCACAATAATTAATTATGCATATTTGGCTGGTGGTTATAAAGACTCATCACCATGGAAGAATGTTCATAGAACGGTGGTATCCACAGACCAAACAACCCACATGGGTGCATTATTGGACTATCCGGCAAACTACACAAAAGCGGCATGTAGTAAAACTATCTTATTTGTTTTTTCAGCAAATACTGACAATGCTCATAAAGGTCCCTCCGATGTACAGGGAACATATACAACTGCGGTTAATATGTCAAATGAAACTAACTATGCACATCAATCTAAATTTGATATTACGAGTGCAAGATCTGATTTGGCTGTTATGTTTAAAGAAACAGAGGCCGCTTGGATTGTTGCTGGTGGACAAACAAGTGTTGATAAATTTAATTTATCTAATGAGGCTATAGTTACTGGTTATAATTTATCTAGTTTTAATTCTTCTGAAGGTGCTGGGGCGTTCTGTGATGAAAATTACGGATATGCTTTTAATTCGGGTAATGGTGTTAAATTTAATTTTTCAACCGAAACATTTACAAATGGTTCATTATGGAGCGCACACGGACAACAAAAGGGTATTAGTTCTAAGGTAGGTAAAGGATATGCGGGCAATGAAGGTTCGTACAATGGTGGTTATAACTTAAGAAGATGGACAACATCAAACGACACTAATATTGGTACGGTTGCTAAACCACACCCTAATTGTGGAGAAGAAAACTTTACCATGGGGCAAGATTGGCAATATATGTTAGGAGTTTATGATGGCACGGGTCAAACAAATAACAGTTGGAAATTCTATTATGCAACTGATAGTGGTTCCAATAGTGTATCGGGATTAAATCCTGGTGTTAATGCGGGAACATCTTCAGGTGCAAATGGTTGGAGGGGGTAGTTGACATTATCAAAAATTTTATTTATATTTTAATAAATTGAAAATATTATGGACAAAAAATTTGAATACAAAAGAGCATCAGATACGTTAAACGAAGAAGATAGAAAACTATTGGACGTTGCTGAAGGATTAAGTTTTGCATTACCAAAGTATAAAGCGGAAAACTTTGTTGGTGGAGCACAAATAACTCCATATGCTAAATTAAGACAATGGTTAATGGAGTTAAGATCAAGAGAGGATGCTGCAGAACACATGGAATATCTTCTTAGAAAAAAAGAAATTGAAATTCAATTAGAACACGAGAAAATGGAATTCTTAACTGAACCATTAAGAAAGGAATTAGTTGAATTGGGTATTAAAGATATGCACATCGACTTAAGAAAATACCAAAGAAATTTAAAGGATGCATATAGAGAAAGACAAATTTTTATTGACTTGATTAAAGATTTTTTAGAAAGTGACGATAGTAAAATGCCAGATGGTAGGTCTCTTATGGAAGTTTTTAATAACCAACTACTTGAGGATAAATATGAGAAAGATTATTGGAGTGTTCGTATGGCTAAACAGGCGATGTTGGATATGATATCTTACGGTAGAGTCGGTACAGGTAATTTAGATTCAATTTTAATGATGTCACCCGAACAACAAAAAGAAGTTATGGCGTTAGCGTCAACATATACTGTTACCATAGATAGAAACATTAACACATTAATGGGTATGGCAGCAACTAATCAAGATATGATTTCAAATGAATTAAAGGACCAATTTAAAATTGGAACATCTAATGAAACTATAAACGAAAAATTATTATAATGAAACACATTATTTTTAAAATGGGGGTAGAGTCTCCTGGGTATGTAACTAAGTTAAGTAGTTATTTAAACTACACCGTTGGTAGAATACATGCTGACTATGACGATAACAGAGTTGAATTAATAAAAATGAATGCAGTTGTTGTTCCCGAGGAATTTGCTAGAGGATATATCTTCGCAGATATCTATAAGGAATATGTTTCAATTAGAACTAATTCTAACGTTATAGATGAGTTCCCACAATTTGCAAACTCGGGAGAACTTGAAACTGAAAAAGTAAAATATTTTTTAACAGATGAGGATAGAGAATTGGCAGTTAAGTTTAATAAGTTCGTAATGTTAAAAGTCATCGCCGATAGATTTTCTGAAAGAATGAAAAATCTAATTGTTGATGCTTCTAACTTAGAGGTTGCAACTTGGGAAGAACAAAAAAGAGAGGCGTTACTTTACCAATCAGATAATACCGCCAGTACGCCATTGATTGATATATTGGCAACAGGTAGAGGTGTAACTAAACAAGAGTTAGTTACTAAAATTTTAACAAATGTTGAGTCATATAAAATAAAATTAGCTAATTTACTTGTTGAACAACAACAATTAGAACAAAGAGTTAAAGCATGTCAAAACGTTCCTGATTGTCATAGATTGAAACATGAGAAATTTGGTGTTAGTATGAGTTACCAACAACAATTAGATGAGAATGTTGAGACTTCACCTTTAACATTAGCAATGGATTTTTAATATGATTGAAAATTATTTAGAAACTTATGAATATGGTATCATAACATCAGACTTCATAGATTCTACAACAACTAATTCCCTTTCTGATAAAATATTGGAAAGGGAATCTTACATTAAGGGACTTAACGATGGAACAAAGTTACACATGAACATTGTAAACCATAGTAATATAACAAATTATCACACATATTATAATTTAATTGATTTAGAAATCCCTGAAACTGACATTTTAATATCTAAGATTAAAGAATTGATTTTCAATACATTAGGATGGGAAAATTTCTATATTAAAATGTGGGCAAACATTTTTAGACAAGGTGATTATCTTGGACTACACAAACATATGGATAATATGAGTAAAAAGAAATTTCCATATGCACTTAGCGGTCATTGCTTTCTTTACTCATCAGAAAAAACACATACAACATATTTGTTTAAACAAAAAAAAATTGGTATATTTGATAGTAGTATCAATGTAGTCGACCTCCCAAACATTCCTGGAGAAGTTTCAATATTTTCATCATATATTGAACATGAATTTAAACAATGGAATGGTGATTTAAGAGTGGGAATCGCATTTGATATTAATAACGAACCTGACGCCAATCCAAATTGGCTCAAGACTAAACAATTTAGATACGTTTAAATGAACTTTGTAATTAATGGTACATGTGCTAAAGGATGTTCTTTTTGTTTCACAAAGGAAGAAGCTAGAGTACAACATACTTTAGGTGAAATGACTTTATCTAAAGTAGATGAGTTAATTGACCACTACCAACTTAACAATAGTAAAGAAGAGATTACCATATTAGGTGGTGAACCAACACAACATTCGAACTTCACAGGAATTGTTGAACATATCATATCTAAAGGATTAAAAATCAATCTTGTAAGTAACTTTCTGTTTAGTAAAACCACAAGAGAATTCATCATTAAAAACATTAGACACATTCGATGGGTATTCCCAAACGCTGCTGAGTTAGATGAGAAGAATAGAATGGTTATATTCAAAAAGAATTACACTGAAATTTACAACGCTTATCTTAACACATGGGGGTTTGATAATCACCCAAGATTATATTTGGCAATTACAATGTCAAGTAATTGGAAAGAAAAGAATTTCTATGAGTACATTAAATGGTTGTACCATCAATTGGATGGTAAGATTAATGCCATTAGAGTTGGGTTAGATTTAACAAACATATATCTTGTTAACAACAAAGAAATGGGTTCGGAGATTACTAAGATACTTAAATTTGGTAAGTATAATGATATTAGAATTACTTCCGATTGCCAAGTACCACCATGTTTATGGGAAGGTAAATCAAAAGAATCTGTAATGGAAAATTCATTAGGGTTTGCCACATTTAAAATACCGGAGTATAAAACAATATGTGGATTTATGCCCTTAGATGTTTTCCCTGACGGAAGTTCAATACATTGTTATCCATTGGAAGATAAAGTTAAAATCGATAATGTATTGAATATTACGGGAGAAAGTAATATATTATCATTAAGAGAAGAGTTCGATAAATTATACACAGAAAATCATAAAAATTATACATTACCAAAAGACTGTTTAGATTGTCATTTCTATGACACGTTATGTAACGGAATTTGTGGTGGATGTTTAGAAGGAAACCAACATGAGTAAAATATTTTCAATACCATTAAATCCAATGTTATCTGAGGAAGATTTCATTGGTAGATTCGTACCATTCTTACAAGAACATAAAGATTGGATATATGATGTTTACTTTACATGTAGAATCCCACCATTCACCCAAGATGCAATGGGTTCTGTATTTACACCGGAAGATAGAAACGTTGTAATAGAGAACGCGCTTCAAATACAGGATGTGTTGGGTATTAGAGTTAGCGCAACATTTAATAATATTAACATATCCCCTAATTTCAATAACTATCAAATGTTTATTGAGAACCTTAAACCATTATATGAAAAGGGATTAAGATGTATAACCATACCACACGCACATTGGGTTGCTATGGGTCTTAAGAAACACTTTCCTGATATGGAAATTAAGAATACTATTCTTAGGAAGGTAGCAACAGCACAAGACTTCTGGTACAATGCGGAGCAAGGATTTGATTACATCAACATCGATAGAATTTTAATGAGAGATGTTGAAGAATTAAAAAACATTAGACGAGCTCAATTACAATTCCAACAGAAATATGGTAGGTATGTAAACATTGCATTATTAACGAATGAAGGTTGTTTAGGTAGATGTCCAATGATGGATGAACACTATTCATACAATAACTTAAAGACTGATAATGAGTTACCATATTTTAGACACGAGATATCAAAAGTAACTTGTGAATATAAATGGGAAAAAGAAATTAATGCGTTCTTTTTTAAAGCTGCAACCATACCACCATTTAAGAAAGACTATGATGAATTTCTTAACTATGTTGATGTATTCAAAATGCACGGAAGAGATAGTTTCAATAAGTTAGATGATACTATGAGTGTAATTAAAGCATATGCAAAGGGAAATGAAATATTAGGACCAACATCTGAAATATATTTAGATGGTGTACCATCAGATGAATTAGATGGTTGGAGAAATAAAATTAAAAAATGTAAATTTCAATGTTGGGATTGTAATTACTGCGACATTGTTGCGGACCATAAAAAAGGAAAGTGATGGATTATATTAAACATATTGAAGACTCAATACATTGGGCAGAATTAGAAGTATCTAAATTAACCTTAGATATTATAAACATCCAAGGAATCACAAGTAATAAAGTGAAGTGTTTACTCAATAACATATGTAATATTGATGGTGCACATTATTTAGAAATTGGTGTATTCAGGGGTTCCACATTTTGTTCTGCAATTTATGGTAATGATATTAAAGCAACTGGTATTGATAATTGGAGTTCACCATTTTTAATGCCAAACGGAATTAGTCAAAAGATGACATCTTATTTAAGAAGTCAACCCAACGACCCGAAAGAAGAGTTCTTATCGAACGTAAAGAAATTTGGTAACGTGGAAAACATGAATGTGTATCGTGCAAATTATTTAGAGTTTGATTATTCAACCATAGAACCATTAGATATTATATTCTATGATGGGGAAACAAAATACTATGACCAATACACAACAATTAAGAAATTAATTCCACATATGTCAGATAAATGTATTCTCATTGTAGATGATTGGAATTGGCAAAAAGAGGGTGCAATTAAAGCATTAGAAGAAAGTAATTCTATTATCACATATCAAAAAAATATACATACAAGTGGAGAAGATTCTAAAGACTTTTGGAATGGTCTTGGAATATTTTTAATTGAAAGGTAATTGATTATCTGATATTTTTTGTTTATATTATAATATATTGTAAGGGGAGGTGGGTGAGTGGTTTAAACCGACAGCCTCCGAAGCTGCTATTGGACTTAACATTCAATCGAGAGTCCGAATCTCTTCCTCCCCGCAATTTTATAAACTTTTCTTAAACAAAAACAAAATGAGAAAAACAATCACAATGCTATCGCTAATGTTAGCACTATTGTTTACTACCACTATGTCATTTGGACAATACAGTAGTAGTGCAATTCAGAAAGGTTCAGAACAATCCTTAAAAGTTCAAACGGACACAGTCCCTAATCAATTACAAGAAATTGTTGTTACAGCAAAGAAGGTACCTTTAATGACCAAGGTAGGTCCTTACGGTCAACCACTTTGGACAACAATGAGAATGTTTGCATCCACTAGAGTTTATGTGATGAACCCACCAGGTACCGCAATGTACGAGAAGTGGTTTGATATCAGACAAAGAAGAAACGGACCGGCACAAATCAGAATGAGGGATGAGTTCACATTCGGTTTGGGTAAAAGACTTCAGTTAGACTTATATTCACATACGGTTTATGATGGATACAATGGAGACAAAGAATTCAAATGGAGAGGGTTCTCTTGGGAATTTCGTTATGCTCTTGCCGATTGGGGTAAGTTATGGGGTAACCCAACTCTTTATTGGGAAACAAAAATGTTAGATGGTCGTTGGGGTATCGAACCAAAATTATTATTGGGTGACAGAATCGGAGAAAGAGGTATTTGGGGATTCAACGCAATTTATGAAGGTAATTTATCAAGAGTCAAAGAACTTCGTGAAGACGAATACGCTTACACTGCATCGTACGCTAACATCATCAATAATGATTTAACTTTAGGTGTGTCACATATGTTTAGATACAACGATTTTGATGGAGGTTCACAAGAGTGGTATCTTGGGCCACTACTTCAATATCGATTTAATAACAAGGCTTATTTGAATGTTGAGCACATGCCAGGTCTTAATCAAGACGCAAAACAATCAAGAACCACAATTATATTTGCATGGAGATTTTAATCAAAGGACAAGAGTTTCTTGTCTACTTAATATTCATTATGTTCGTAACAGGTATCCTCAAAGAAAGAGGATACCTTATGGACATATTCAGACTACTTGAACAAAAAGTTAAGTCTAAGAGGATGGTAGTGTTTTTAGTATCACTCTTTGGTGGTATCCTACCTATTCCTGGACGTGTTGCATTATCGGCATCAATGTTAAACAGCATTGCTCCTGTTGATAATAAGAAACGTAAGAAGTTTGGTATCATCGATTACTTAGCAACACATCATTACTATCTATGGTCTCCATTAGAGAAAACGGTTATCATTCCAATGGCTGTGTTAAGTTTAACTTATATGCAATTCATGTCATATATTTGGCCATTACTTTTAATATCGGTATTGTATGTTACATATTATATCTTATCATTAAATGACGATGAGATTGATATTGAAGTTAAAGATGGACCAATTAATATGCAAAACATAACGATGGTGGTTATACCATTTTTAGTAACCATATTAATGTGTGTGTTTTTTACTAAATACTATTTTGGTTTCTTCACAGGATTCACAATATGGTTAGTTTATTACTCTAAAAGTTGGAGTAAAATATTGGGGTATATCGATTGGGAACTAATATGGATCGTTGCTTTAGTTATTATTTTAGGTAACTTGGTTGGTTCATATTATAATGTGATTGAAGGGTACATTAAACAATATAGTAAACCCGAACACATTTTAGTTGTTGCAATGATATCATTTCTTTCATCATTTATGTTGGGGTCATCCGCAAAATATGCAAGTATCGTTAGTTTATTAACAAGTGTCTTTGGGATGCATTATTTCGTATTATTCTTTACATTAGAATATTCAGCATATTTGATATCCCCATCACATAAATGTCTACCAATCGGTCAAAAGTATTTCCATACTGGATTTATGACCTACTTGAAGGCTTTAATTGTGTGGATATCTCTTATGATTACTTATGCACTATTGACAATAATTTAATCTTTACATTTTTAAAATTAAGATATATATTATAAAAGATAATTAAAAAATATGGAAAAAATTACGTTAAAATTGGGAGACGTTCTACAATTAGAAAGTGAAATAAACGGATATATTGAACCACAAACCGGAGAACAAGTGTTTGAGGGATTCAGTAAACAAAACCTATCAATCATTTTGAAATATGAATTGAGTGACTTCTCAACAGAACTTAAAGGTGAGAGAACTAAGGTTGAAGCATTAAGAGATGAGTTAATCAAAAAATATGGTGAAGAAGATGGTAAGGGTGGTGTCTTAGTTAAAATGTATAATGAATTGAAAGATGAGGAAGGTAACGTAACTGGTAAAGTTATTAACCCACAATACATCGAATTTGATAATGAATATGGTGTACTTTTAAATCAAGAAATTGAAATCGAATACCCTGAAATTACCAAAGAAGATTTAAAGGATGCAGGTAAAACGAAAGACAAATATCAGGTCTTATTTAAATTAATCAAAAAAGAAAAAGGGACTTTATAGTCCCTTTTTTTTATACTCATCTATATAATCGTATAGATTTACAATTGGTTTCCAATCTAAAATTAGTCTAGCCAATGTACTTTCACATAAAGTTTCTTGAGCCTCTCCTGGTTTATCTTTCATATAAACTCTATCTTTTTTAAACATATCAGCAACTTCATTTAAAGAAAAATTTTGACCCCTACCTAATTCAAATGTGTGTCCCCACGATTCCTTATCACATATCTTAATTAATGCGTTAACAATATCATCAATGTGTGTGAAGTCCCTTCTTTTAGAACCATCACCATATATTGTTAAAGGATTACCATCATCATATTGTTTCTCCCATCTACCGATTACCGTACTATAACCACCATCTCTTAAATGATGTGGACCATATACGTTATAAAAACGAGTTATGGATGACTTTAAATCAAAATGTTCTTGATAAAGTTTAATAATCTCCTCACCAATATCCTTACTGAAAGTGTACGGATTTTTAAACTTACCACTATGGTGTGAACTACTTCCGGCATAAATTAATGGTATGTCATTCTTAACACAATATTGTGCCACGTTCAATGTACCATTTGTATTCGTTTCAAAATATTCAACGGGATGTTTAAATGATGGTTGTATTCTTGCAATTGCTGCAAGGTGAAATATAATGTTATATCTCACGTTATCTAATATTCCTAGATTTCTAACATCACCACATATATAATTTGCACCATCTTGGTGATTGGAACTAAAACCACTTAAGTAGTTATCTAACGATGTAACATCGTGACCATCTTTTAAAAGTCTTTTAATTAAATTGGTACCAACAAATCCGGCACCTCCTGTTACAAGTATATTCATTAAATAGTTTTTTTAATAACTATCATCATATTTCCTATTTGGTATTCACCAGGTTCGTAGTAAGGTATTGATAACCTTATTTTATGTAAAGTTCTAATGTCATCATCTGTAAACTGGTCAACTTCTGTAATCATCACGTCAACCGTGTCTGTAAGGGTAAATTTTGACCTTAAATCGTATCGTGTATTCTTTTGTTCATTCTCAATATAAGTCTCAGGAATCTCCCCTAAATCGATTTTATCAAAGAATGGTTCCACTTCCATTAATCTATTTCTATTACGAGTGGTTAAACCCATATTAAAAGTCTTATAAGTAAAGTTATCCTCTTCCCAATACCTAAGTTCGTTAAATGCTGAGATTGGTACACCCCACTTTCTAATAAAGTTTCTATTAGATGAAACCTCATATAACATTCTATCTTTTTTAAACTCATCACTAAATCTCGATGTCTGCGAAACAAAATGATAGGTGATTGCAGAATCACAGGTTTTTAAATTATAACCTTTTAGTTTCGCACGGATTAAGAAATCGTCATCCTCACAAAATGCAGGTACAAAACTGAAACCATCAAACCCACCAACATCTTCAAACATTTTTTTAGTTCCACTCATAAAGAACACCGCACCATTGTATAAATTCTTACTATCTTTCCATTGGTCCACATAAACATTAAAATGATATTGGTCAAAGTTATCAAACCCTGAACCTAAATCTAATAATACTTTACCTGCTCTTTGATGTCCTCTAAAAATTGGGGGTTCGATAGTTGTATATGATAATAAAGTATTTGGATTCTCATCTAATAATCTATCTAAGTTCTCTAAGAATTGTTCACCGATTACCATATCGTTGTGAATCAATACAAGTTTTTCTGTATCAACAAGTTTAATGGCGGCATTATACGTTTCAGAAAATGTTAACCTATCATCATCATGAATAAAAGAAAGGTTCTTATCTTCCAATGATTCTAACCATTCTTTGGTTCCGTCATATGAACCACCACTACTAATCACCAAAGGTGCTGTTGGATATACGTTACGTAAACGATTATAACATTCTTGTGTTAAATCTAATTTATTGTAAACTGCCAATACGAAGGTTATGTTCATCTGTAAATTTTTGAAAATGTTTGTAATGAAGATATTAAATCAAGGGATTTCATTACCTCGTATGTTATGGTTTTATTATATCCAGAATCTTTAATCGTTTTGGAAAAGTTCTTATGAAACTCATCTTCTTTAATTACCACTAACTTTGGTTCAGATACGTGTATATGTTCAATATAATTAAAATACTCTACAAGTTCAACATTAGGGTCCACATTCTCCAATATAGAGTTGTGAGTGTCAATCATTGTCTTAATATTTTTTAACTCGTTAGAATCAATAAATTTAACAATATCACTAACCGTGTGAAAAAATTCACCACCGTATGATGATGTGTTAGGTTCAATTAATACTTTAATATCTGTACCAATCAAGATATTATCCACATAGGTAAAGATTTCAATTAAGGAATCTTCCCATCCATTAGTTTTCTTTCTTAATCCTGGTGAACCAAACACCAATACCTTAACACCCAATAGTTTAGAATAATAAATTAACTTATCAAAATGTGATTTAATAACATCAACATCGGTTATATCAACACATTTAACACCATAGAATAGTGATTGAATTGAGTATGGAATAATCCCATTGTCATCCAAATATTTTTTATAACTAACAATGTCTTTGGTTTCTAATTCGGACCAGTCTTTAATTTTAGTTAAAACGGATTCAATATTATTAATACCATTCTCTTTTAAAGATTTAAATATAGTTTCGGAATCTTGGTTATCCCAAGCAAAATTACTTAACGCTAAATTCATTGATAAATTGTTTTATTTCTTTTAATACGTTATGTTTATTCGAAATGTACCCACCAAATTTGGTATGGTAATCATATGTCACTTTACTTCCATTTTGAACTTTATCTGTATATTCAGAAAATAACTCAACAATTTCTGATGTGTGTATTGGTTCCGTAAATAAATTGAATACCACTTCCTCAGGGTACTCCGTTGAAAACTTATCTATGTCAGATTTTAGATTATCTAAATTATACCATTGGAAAAATGAATTTTGATTAATTTGTTCCACGTTATTATTGTGTATTAAATCATATAAAACATTTTTCTTGATGTTTTTATTAAACAATGCTGGTAATCTGAATATTTTTAAATCATCTGTCTTCACCATTTCTTTAACCATCAATTCAAATATATAACGGTTATTACCGTAACTCAATTTACTGATATTAGGTGAATATGTTTCATCTGAAAAAATAGGAGAATCATTATAAACATCAATTGTTGAAATAAGAGTTACTTTAGAATATTTTAATATCGATATTGTCTCAATTATTTTATGAATATTATTCATATCATCCTTTAGATTCTTATTCACCATCCATTTCGTTGCGGGTAGACAAGTTAAGAACAACTCATCTCCGTTTTGTGCAAAGTCCGTAAATGTATCTAAATTTTTACTGTTAAAAGTGTGGTCGTATGATTCACTTTCTAAAATAGTGGATCCAACAAGACCCGTGTTACCTATTATTAATTTCATTTTGTATGTATTTTTCGATTATATAAATTCCTTGTATTTTACCCGTAAAGCAGTTTATTATGTTACCGTCCTTGGAAATCACTGGATATCTTTCATCGGAGGTACTAACAATTTTAGATTTTGTTGATAAAAAATAACCATTATATTCATAATGGGATAAAAAATCAGGTAAATAATGTTTAACTTTCTTTTCCATTAGAATCAATTTTTTATTAACAAAATCTTGATCGATGGTTTTTATGTAATTTTTTAATTTTCTAACACTACTAAATTTTTTTACTGGAGTATGTTCCACATCAGTTAGCGTATATATATCGTCTTTATATGGGTATATTGAAAAGAACTCACCATCTACCATAGTTAACGCGTCAAAATTTGTATGTTTTATTTTTTTATATAATAAAGAAATTGTTAATTCATAAAAAGAATTTTTACAAGTGGAATGTTTAATATGGTTATTTGTTGCGTTGATAACTAAATCGTATTCTTTGGATATTCTACCCAACTCTTTTTTATCTATATTAATATTGGTTGTTATATTTTTTAATTTATCATTAAAAAACTTATGTGCCTTATCGAAATCAATATGTCTTTCATTAGTATTCACACAACCCTCAACATCCTCAAATTTTATATCGGATAATTCTTTATCAAACTCACGGAATATTTGAAGATAAGTTACATAATCGATAACGGATTTAGTGTTGGGAACACAATATAAATTATTTGGAACCTCCTTCGTTAAAAAACCATAATCAGACATAAACTGATTAAATGTATTTTTACACATTTGTCTGGTTTTATTGTTTCTGGCATAGTGAAATCCTAAATGTAATCTATTTTGATTATTATAAGAAGTTTCAGTAAATAACAAATTATTTTTGTCAAACAAAGTTACATTGTGATTACCTTTTAACTTATATGCTAAATGACATCCCACCCAACCACCTCCAATAATTGCAATTTTCATTAAATTGTTCTTTGTAATATTGGTGATTGGCCCCAATTGGATTTATTTTTATATAGGTCTAATGAAAAGTAATATTCAGTTCTTCTTTGTGTATTAGTACCAAACCAATTATCATTATCCGCAACCTCCCATCTAGCATCATCATTATAAATTAGTGGCATTGGTTCTGTCATCCACATAATGTAATCTTCATATGGAACACCCCAATTTTTCCAATGATTCATTGACTCTTCAGAATAATCGGTATTTCTAATTGACATTATTTTTTCTTTAACTGACAATAAGTAATCATACTTATATGTACCCATAGTCATTGCGGGTTTATTATTCAAAGAAAGTTTAATAGCACCTTCGGGAATGTTATATAATAATTTTTTAAAATCTGGTCCAAATTTACAAGTGTCATGTACGAGGAACCAATATTCAGATTCCAATTGCTTATCGACAATCTCAATAAGCGGACTATACTCATATGAATTGTGGTCTAATCTATGGTGATGAATACCATCAATTACTTGGTACTCGTAATTATCAAATCCAGCATTAAATACATGTATATTGTCACGTTCAATACCTCTCTCAATTAAAGATGGAATTATAATTGGTAGTGTTGATTTATAAAAATTTATATTTGTTGCTATTGCTATTTTAATTGTGTACATATAGTGTTTTTGGTAAATAAATTATGCTTGACGGGAATTTAGTAACATACTCTTCAATGAATAACCAATCCGATTGTGCAATGGTGGTGTCTAATTTTAATTGTTTCGCGAATTTAGTTTTAGAAGCAAAATTACCAATATCAATTCTACCGTATTTAACCATGGATTTTACATGAATATACTCAAAATTTACCCAATTGTGAACCATATCACAAAAAATAAAATTAGATTCAGGATGTTCATTTGTTGCGGATAAAAAATTATCAACAAAAACAGGGACATAATAATTATCTTCGCCGGTCATAACAACCCATTCTTCTGTGGCTAATTCTAAACCTATATTTCTAGGTGTATGCCCCCAATCATTATGTCTTTCGGGTAAAATAGTAAATCTTATTCTTTCATCATCCTTAAAGTATTTCATAATTTTATCTAACGTACCTTGTGGTGGGCAGTCTGCAATAACATGTGCCACCCATTCGTTACTTGTTTGCGCACATAAAGAATTCAATAAACACATTAAGTGATCTGGTCTATTATATGTTGGTATTATAAATTCTATTTTGCTCATAATTAATTTCTTTTATCAAATAACATGTACCAATTCCAACTTGTTATTAATTTATCATCCATTTCAGATTCAGAACTTTCTTTAGGTGAATAATTACATTTTAGTGGTGATTCATAAAGACCACTAATTTGAAATCCATGTGTATACATAAAATATACAAAATTATCATAATCAAATAAACCCTTATAAATAAATGTGTGCCCCATTCTCCAATTAGGAACGCTTACAAACATTTTACCACCATTTTTTACAAGTTTATAACATTCTTGAACAACAATTGACGGGTTATATATGTGTTCCAAAAAATCATTTGTAATTAAAAAATCATAATCATTTGACAAATCATTGGTGTCAAATGAATTCATCAAATCTTTTACAAAAAAATTACCTTTATAATTTCTATCTTGAAATATTTTTTGGGCTCCTGGTTGATCGATAAATGTGTAATCTAAATCAATAGATTTATCAATTATTTTTTGACCTAATAATCCGGGACCCGAACCTAACTCTATGATTTTTTTAAAGTTATTTTCATTAACAATTTTACACAATATATTTGACTCATATTCATATCTTTCTTGCCAAGTTGGTATATCAATTCTGCATTCAATGTCAACTAAATTTAGTTCGGTTTTTTCATTGACCCATTCATTGTCATTTTCAAATTGATGTTTATATTGTTCATTTTTAAAAAATGTAACGTCGTGTTCACCATTTGTTCTAAAGATTGCCATAAGTTAAATTGTTTTATAAAAATTGTTTTGTTTTTCTTGACGTTCTATTGTCTTATGGTGTTGTATACAATAATCGTCGTCATCGGTTGGTAATGATGAAAATTTTTGACCACCTAAAATTCGTTCGTGAACCTTACCATACCAACTCATTCCTTTCTTATAGATTCTTCCCTGTGCATCAGGATAGTTAACCCATCCCTTATTGTTTACATTCCACCCCCACTTTTTAATATGTTCATCGGTTAAACCTTGAACTGTATTAATTCTTGGAACAAATATTAAGTCCACACCAGGATTCATTTCTAATATTTGATGTAAGTTTTGTACCATATACTCACTAATCATTTCATCTGCATCAAGTTGGTAAATGTAATTACCTTTACAATAACCATTTAATATGTTTTTAAAATCTGCAAAATTATTATTCCAATCAAAACATTTCCACGTTTGAACATTGGGTAATTTATTGTATGGTAATAAGAAATCTAATACTTCAGGGTTACCATTTTTTTCATCATATAGAATCACAATCTCGTCTTGAGCTCTCTTGTGTTTCAATATGAATGGTACCAACTTCTTGATTTCCTCCAACTCGTTGCAAACTGTTATCGCAAAACTTATCATATTTCTTTTTGTTTTCATTTATTGTTAATTCCTCACACCTCCAACACCACTCTTTATTTTCCGTATCCCAAATATGTCTTTCACATTTCATGCTCTATTATCTCCTATATTCATCCACCAATCAAGATAATTAAAATTATCACCACCATTTATTTTTCTTGTTAGTCTTTCTATTATATCCTCATCAATACTTCTTGAAATTTCTTCCGACATCACTCTAATTAATTCTGCTTCAACATCGACACGTCTTTCATTAAAACCATCAAGATCCCAAACCGCACGAAGTCTTCTAGCCCCCTTTTTTGATATCCCATGAAAAAATTTAAATTCACTAACCATTTTGTCTCTCCCTCGCAAATAATTTAAACTCTCTACCATTATTGTTGAATGCAATATTACTATCTGAAGTTGGACTTAATTGGATTGAACATTCATTAGGACCTGTGGCAAAGACAACCGGTTCTTCCTCATCAAATTGAAAACAAAACTCAACATCTTCAGAAATAAACATTGGTCGAGTTAACGTTAATAGTTGTGTTGGTTCCAATTCTAAAAACAAGTTAGTCTTCCCTTGAAAAAATTTAAAGTTCATCACCTTATTTTATTTTAGTAAGTTTAGGTAGTATAAGTTTTTGTTCTTTTGGTTGTACTGAGAATGGATTAATAATATCTTTAAACTTTTCTTTCATTTTTTCCATTGAGAATTTTTCTTTATTCTCATCACCCAACATCATAGACTTCTCTAAAAATTTATCGTAGTCTTTATAAACCAATTTAAAAACTTCAGTCACTTCGTTGTAGTTTGCGGTAAACCATTTAGAATCTTTCAATATAAAAGTATCAACCGCACTTTCATGAACCTCGGTTAATTTACCACCAATCATAATTGCTTTATCCATTGGTAGGAAATCCTTATGTCCTGACCAGTTTGATGCAATTACGGGTTTACCTGTCATTGTAAATTCTAATAAAGGTCTACCAAACCCTTCACCTTTTGTAATCGTTACCATTGATTTAACTTTAGGATGATTATATAAATTATTCATCTCATCATTAGTTAAATCACCAAACAACAAATAAATTGACGGTGGATTTTTATAATCACTCACTAACCCTTCTATCTTCTTTCTAAAACTTTCTCTTTCTTTAATTGAGAACGATGCGGATGATGTTTTAAGGATAAGTGCGGGTCTATCTTCAACATCTTTAAATGCTTCTGCGAAACATCTAATCAACATACCAACATCTTTTCTATCTTGACCTGTGTCACCCTTTAACCAATGACCAACAAACAAGTAAGCAAAATCTTCTTTGATGTCAATGTCAATATTGTTATAAACGTTGTTGTATATTTTGGTATCAACACCTTCAAATAGAACTTCAATTTGTCTTTCAATCTTATGTTGTTTAATTAACTTACCAGTATTTTGTTCATTCTCATTGTAAACTGTTTGTAACAAAACATCTTTTGAAAACGTGGACGTTGTAATGATTAAATCCATTCTATTACAACCATCAATCCAATCCTTAGGTGCAATAGTCGTTTCAATGCCAGCAGTAATCCCGATATTAAATTTACCAACTCTTTGGAATTCATTTGGAACAGTTACTTGAACGTAAATGTCTGGTGTTTTTTCTAATTGATTAACAATATTAGACTCAATCCATTTATGAAATAAATTATCTTCCAATGCCGTCATCGGGGTTGAACCCCACATACAACTATCAATCTTGATTTCAAACAAATCCATTTCATAAAGTGCTTGTAACAAATCTCTTGAGTGGGCACCATATCCACTTCTTGTTTTAACTGGTCCTCTAAATAATAAAAATGGTTTGTTCATATTATATAATCTTGTATAAATTAAATTTACTTCTTGGTTTAAAATTCTCTAAGGTTTGTTCAATACCCTCAATCATTTTATCACACATTATTTTATTTGATAGATTGTTAATCATAAACTTCCTACCCTTTAATCCTTTTTCTTTTCTTTTCTTCTTACCAATTTTATACATCTCCATGATGGCATTTGCAACATCATTGTCATTAACTCTATCGTCAAAGATATATGGTGTT